CAGCAAGAGTTCGTTCTATTGTATATGATTCAGGCACAGTTGGCACTTCTTCATGTAGATATAGATTATATTTGTTTGATGTGAGAATGCAGTCTGGAAAAACATTCAGTAACGTGAGGGCTATCCAGTTATCAACTACGGGTATTGCCGATGTTGTTTTAGAAGGAACACCAGCAGCTGCTGTTCTTAAAGATGCAAGCTATGATTACTTAGTTTTCCCGTCTGGGGCAGAATCTGTAAAAGCTTTTACTAATGAGCAATTCATATACAGAGCAGTTGGTACAACTACAATTGCAACTACCGGAATTGGTACTGTTACTCTTTCGGGATCTGAGAGCTTTCCTTATAGTAATAATAGTACATTAAATGATACTCAGGAACGAGATTTCATTGTTATACCTTCCGCTAACGTATATTCAACAACAAATTTATCTGGAACTGTTACGTCATCTGGTAATACTATAACTGGAACAAGTACATCATTCTTAACACAGCTAGCTGTAGGGGATTATGTCAAATTCTCTGGTAACACAACCTACTTCAGAGTTACGGAGCTAGTGTCTGCTACTTCTATGAAGGTCAATGGAACTGGTCCAGCAATATCTGCCAATACCTTATCATATGGATATGTTAAAAATGTACCTGTTAGACTTGATAGAACAGGGGCAAGTGTATCAATTGATATTACAGGAAAGATTGCATCAATAAACCTTGGAAATACAGTATTTTCTTCAACTGCTGCAAGTGTAGTCCATAATGCTAAAGTTACAAATGCAGCTCAAAAAACCAAGACAGTATATAGAAATGCGAATGCAGTTTTTGTCAAACTATCAACTACTTCTTTAACAACCAGTAATACAGGACCGTGGTGTTTGGGTATTCCTGACGCCTTTAAAATAGAAGCTGTTTATGTTGGATCGGCAAATACTTATGTTGCAACAGGAACTAATAGAGCATCATCTTTTGAATTGATATCTGGTCAAACAGATAATTTATATGGTCTTTCTTACATAAGAAAGAAGCCAGGAAGCACACTATCTCTTACTTCATCAAGTAGCTTACTTGTAAAAGTTAGTTGTTTTACACATGGATCTGGTTACTACCTATCAACTGAATCATATCCTGTAAATGATGCTGGTGCTGAAACAGCTACGGCAACAATAAAAACTCAAGACATCCCATACTTTCAATCTCCAAAAACTGGTAAGTACTTTAATCTAAGAGATGTTATTGATTTTAGACCGATCGTAGCCAACACAGCAAATGTATCTAATGCATCAACTGTAGGTGGTGCATCTATCGACCCTATAACAACAGAAACTCTTACTGGTACGTTCTATTTCCCGACACCAGATAAAGACTTTCAAGCAGATATCGAACACTATCTTAGAAGAATAGATAGGATTGTTATTGATCCTTCTTCAACAGTGAAGATTGTTGAGGGAATTCCTGCACTCAATCCAAACCCACCAAAACAGCCAGATACTACAATGACTCTTGGTGTTGTGCATATTCCTCCCTATCCATCACTATCACCACAGCAAGCATCTGAGGCTCAAAGATCCGAATATAGCACGCTTGTTCAACACGACCAGGTTCGTGGGTACACTATGAAGGATATCAAGCAAATCGAAGATAGAATTAATAGATTAGAATATTATTCATTGCTTAATACTCTTGAAAAAGATACAAAGGATTTAGTTATTCCCAGTGAATCAAATTCAAGTATTTCTAGATTCAAGAATGGATTTTTTGTTGATTCATTTAATAATTATGATATATCAAACTTAAGCGATGCGTATACAATAGCTATCGATACTACAAATGGAGTTGCTAGACCACAAATTAACAAGTATGTGATCGACTTACAGCCAAACACAGCCTCATCTTCTAATGTTGCTTTTGTAGGTGATTATGCTCTTTTAGAATATGATCAAGCCATTCTGATCAGTCAAACAATAGCTAATAGTTACAGAAACCCTGTTCAATTACAATATTCATATAACGGGGTTCTTAATGTATTTCCCAAGTATGACAATTATTATGATGTAACACAAGGAAGTCAAAATGTTACTATTGATTTAGCAACCCCTCTTAATGGGTTAGTTGATACAATCAACAACAACGTTCAATTCAAAAAAGACGGTGCAGTTGTTACATCATCAGTTGGTACGGGTAACTGGTCTACTGTTAGTAGTACAAACCTTGGTGGAGGAGCTACTACCCAGTTGCAACAGAGAGAGACAATTGAAACTGTAGCGACAACCGTGACAACACTGAAACCTTCAGATTCGAAACTATCTGTTCAGCCTGTTGGTTCATTTGTAACAAACTTCGGATTAAATCCATATATTCGAGAACAAAATATATCTTTTGTCGTGACCGGATTAAGACCCCTAGCTGAACACAAGGTATTTTTTGACAAAGTAGATGTATCATCTCAAACAAGACCAGCCATTATAACAAACCTGGAGAGTGTTAATTCAAAAGGATTAAAGTTTGATACAAATGCAACTATTACAGGTGCTCTTGGAGCTACTCTCAAAACAGATGACGCAGGAACACTAGTTGGCGAGATCCACATTAATAGTAATCAGTTTTTTGTTGGATCGCGTGATATTGTTGTAGCTGATGTTCAAAATTATGATGATATAGATCAATCTATTTCAATTGGTAAGAATGTTTTCAATGCTTTTAATTTTTATAAAGATATAACTGATCTAACTCTTACTACCAAAACTCCAGGTCAGCTTACTCCTTCTTCTAATACTTCTATATCTACCAGAGCTGGAACAGAGCAAAGAAATATTACTGTTCCTGCTCCACAGCCACGGGGTTGTTGTTTTATTAGAGGAACTACCATTACGCTGGCTGATGGATCAACAAAGTCGATTGAAGATGTTGAGATAGGCGATAAGTTGATTGGTAAAGATAACTCTATTAATATTGTTATTGATTTTATAAGGCCTTTACTAGGTGATAGAACTCTAGTCTCATTGAACGGTAGTGTTCCATTCATGACAAATGATCATCCTGTGTACATGAAAGATGGTACATGGAAATCATTTAATCCAGAGGCAACAAAGAAGAAGTATGAAGCGTTGTCTACATGGGATATTGGTAAGTTACAAGTAGGAGATGTAATAGAAACTGTTGATCGTGTCGGATTGGAAATTGTGGATATATCAGAACACATCAATGATCCTGACCTACAGGTTTACAACTTTACATTGGATGGTAATAATACCTACATTGCTAACGGTCTTGTGGTCCATAATAAAGGCGCTGGCGCAGGTGGGACCGATCCTCTTGCTCAGACCTTCAGAATCGATAATAGTGACGGTACACATGGTGTTTATCTAACCAAGCTTGATTTATATTTTAAATCAAAGGACTCTACTTTAGGTGCAACAGTTCAGATAAGGGAGACTGATAATGGATATCCTGCAACAGCAATACTTGGATCTAGATATTTAAAGTCCTCTTCTATCAATACTAGTGACACTGCTAGTAGTGTAACAGCTGTTACCTTTGACACTCCAATATATCTAAGCTCAGGTAAAGACTATTGTTTTGTAATTATTCCTGATCAAAACAATCCCAATTATCTATTATGGACTGCGGAAGTAGGTATGCCTGATATTGCAGACTCATCGTTAGTGTATGTAAGTAATTGGGGTGCAGGAGTAATGTTCCTATCATCTAATGATACAGCTTGGACCCCAGTACAGAGGGAAGATGTTAAATTTACAATATACTGTGCAAAATTTACAAAAAATACCGGAACATTGGTCCTTGAAAATAAACCGTATGAGTTTTTATCAGTATCTAATACGTACGGATCGTTCCAGGGTGGGGAAGAGATTGCACAAAAATCAAACACATATATCAATGCTACGTTCACTTGTAATACCACGAGTCAGGTAGTAAACACAAGCACATCTTTACTAGGAACATTCTCAGTGGGCGATTATGGTTTGTTTGTATATGGTGACAGTCTGACATCTAATAAAACAGGTACTGTTACAGTATTAGCTTCAAACACAACTGTAGTCGGTACAACTACAGTTTTTGAAACTGAATATACTGTTGGTGATTATATAAAAATTGATACCTCAATACGCGAGGTTACTGCAATTGCAAGTAATACGACATTAACTATTGATGCACCTTTACTTGGGGCTGTTGCTGCTAATACTCACAAAGGTGCATCAAAGTCTTTCCAAGTTCAAAGAATCAATGCTGCTAACTCTTCAACAATAACTGTTAAAGATTATCCAAGTAAAGCAATTGATAACTCAACCGTTTTTGTTGGAGTTCAGAAAGTTGTAAGAGCGGTAATGTCGAGTGTTGGTAACGATGAAACCGTTGTTCTTGAAGAATCAAATGCAGCTAATACCACATTCTTATTTCAAGCAAATAAGTCTATTATTGGAGAAGCCTCTGGTGCAACAAGTACTATATCTAGCGTTGATGATATAGTAGTTAATTATGCAGAGGCGCATATATTAGATATAACACCTCCTACAACATCTACAAGTTACACTATGACAGTTGATCAGACTGCAAGTGCTGCCCCTTCAAGTATAGATATTATTGAAGGTGTAACTAATAAAATGGCATACGAGGCCGAGGTTAAATCTAGAAGTAATGAAATTGCTAATAGCAATAACAAATCATTAAAGTTCAACGTTTCTATGGCTCGTAATGATACTGCATTGACAAAACTATCTCCTGCTGTAGATTTGTTCCCTGCATCAATTATCTCTTTTAATAATATTATTAACAACAGTGCAACAAATGAAACAACAGGATATGGGAATGCTTCTGTTAGATATATTTCTAAAAACGTAGTATTGGCGGAGGGTCTTGATGCTGAGGATATGAAAGTATTCCTGACAGCATATAAACCACCAACATCTACAATACAAGTATATTCAAAAATTCTAAGCTCTGATGATCCTGATGTATTTAAAGATAAGGACTGGACCTTAATGAGTGCCTCAAACAACTCAAACCTATTCAGTGATTCTTTGAATGATAAAGATTATATTGAGTTTGAATATAGCTTCCCTAGAACTCCTCCATCAACCGCTTTGGCTGGTATTATAACATCTGCAACTACTACCACATTAACAGGTTCTGGAAGTGCGTTTAATACAGATTTGGTAGCTAATGATATCATTAAAATTGTTCAAAGTGATACAGAGACAAGTTATGATATCGGTGTTGTGGATGCTGTTACAAACGCCACTAACTTAACATTGAAGTCAAATACTTCTTTCAGTGGTGCTTGCTCAATTGAAAAAGTTACGCAGAAAAAAGCTGCATTTAAATATAATAGAGAGTCAAATATTGTTACATATTTTGATGCAAGTAATGGACGTCACTCAAGTTATAAGGTGTTTGCAATCAAAGTAGTCTTATTATCAAGTACAACTCAGAATCCACCGATAATGAAAGATGTGAGGGCACTTGCAGTGTCTATTTAAATATGAAAATCAAAACTGATGCGGATAATTTTTTAAGAGATCAGCAAAGTAGTGCTCTACTAAATACAGATGTAAATGCATTTACAATATATCGTCAGCAAAGAGAATCACAATCTGCTGTATCAGGTGTACAGTGTGATGTAGATAATTTGAAAAGAGATGTTGCTGATATAAAAGATATGTTGCTAATTTTAATCAAACAAAACAGTAAAGAGAACTAAAGATGGCGTTACCAACCACGAACGTAAGTACAATAACTGATTCATTCCAGAACTGGATTGATAAAACTAACGTCTTGCTGGATGCCTATTCAACAACTATCGTTACAACTGCTGCCAATACAGAGGGCGGTAGTACTACTGGCAACGGAACAGTTAACGGCATCTTTACAGCGAATTCAGTCACTATTAACGGTAACACTACGTTCGGGCTCAGAGGTGGTAATACAACAACCGCCAATGTTCTTTATATTACAGGTAATGTATCAATCGGTAATACATCAGTAAACACTGTATTCACAACAACCTCAATTGATACTGATCTTACACTTACCGTTCTTGGCGCCACTACTCTTTCTAATTCATTATCAGTTGGTGGTAATACATTATTGACTGGCAATGCAACACTCAGCGGCACTCTTCAAACAATATCTGGTAATGCTACTTTTGACTCTGGTGTGCTGTTTGTAGATGCAACTAATAACCGGGTTGGTATCAATAATACAGCACCGGGCGTTGCTCTAAGACTGACTGGCGATATTGATATAAGTGCAACAGCTAATATTCAAGGAAACGCAAACATAGGCGGTATTTTTGGTGTATCTGGTAACACAACACTAAACGGCGGTCTTCAAACTATAGCTGGCAACGTTAACTTTGATACTGGTACTCTTTTTGTTGATGCAACTAATAATAGAGTTGGTATTGGTAATACTGCTCCTGGTGTTGCACTAAGAGTGACTGGTGCAACTGATATTAGTTTAACCGCAAACGTTCAAGGAAACGCAAACGTAGGTGGTACATTTGGAGTTGCTGGTGTGACGACTTTGACTGGTAACGTCACAATGAGTGGGACACTACAAACAATATCTGGTAACGTTAATATTGACTCGGGTGTGCTTTTTGTTGATGGAACTAATAACAGAGTTGGTATTAACAATACCGCTCCTACAGTTGCTCTTGAGGTGGCTGGATCTGCAAACGTAACATTATCAGTTAATTCAGCTTCATTTACTGTTGGTGCAAATTTAATTGCAAATACAACTGGTGTATATCATACTGGTACTGTTAATGCTGCTAGCTTTACTACTAGTGGATTACGTGCAAATGTAACAGCTATTGCACCAACATCAAACTCTGTTTTACTAGGTAACTCCATTGGTAGATTTGTTCTCTCTGCTAACTCAGGTAATTTCAGCGGTAATTTGGTAGTATCAGGAACAGCTAACGTTTCACAATCTTTGAATGTCACTGGCAATGTAACGATAAATACTTTTGCAACTTTCCTCACCCTAGCAAATACGGATCTTGGTTCGAACACAACAGCTAATGTCACAGTTGTCAGTTTTCCAAAAGCTTCTTACCAAGCTGGTGAGCTGTTATTATATGTAACAAAAGGAGTAGAGTTTCAAACAACAAAAATATTGTTTGTTCACAACGGTACAGATGTTAACCAAACCGTTTACGGAACAGTATTTGCCCCTACCAGCTCTTCTGAACTAGCTAATAACATAGCTTTGAGTGTCAACACAACTAATATAGATGTTACATTACAACAAAGAGTTGCTAATTCTAATGTAAAAATTATAGCAAACATGATCAGCTAAGGAACAAGCTAGATGGCAACAGCAAATAGTAAATTAAAGATTGATTATGGATTTGATTCTTTTGGTACTAGTAACGTCACTGGTGACTTTAGAGTTACTGGAAATGTATTTTTCACTGGGACAATCCTCAGCTCTATTACCACGAATGGCGACTTGATTCCAGTTACTAACGGACTTCAGTTAGGTAATACTACTAATCGTTGGACTGTACTTGCAAACTCAGGTAATTTCAGTAACACATTAACTGTTGTAGGTTCAGCCACTCTACAAGATGATCTAACTGTTACAAAAACGATTAATGCCAGCAATAACGTTGTAATTACTGGATATGCAAATGCTATTGTCAGTGTTAATAGTGCTCTACTATCTGTCGGAACATCATTTATTGCAAATACTACTGGTGCATACCACACTGGTACAATTAATTCTGCATCAGTCACATTAAGTAACTCAACAGTTACTGGTATTGTGACTGCCAACAATTCTGGTGTTTATCCTTCAAGCAATACTGTTGGTACAGCTCTTGGATCTTCTACACAGCGTTGGGTAGTTAATGGAAATACTGGTAATTTTAGTGGACAGCTAACTGTATCGGGTAACTCAACACTGACCGGTAATGCTACATTGAGTGGCACTCTTCAAACTATAGCTGGTAATGTTAACTTCGATAGCGGTACTCTTTTTGTTGATGCAGCAAATAACCGAGTCGGAATCGCTAACACTACTCCTGGTGTTGCACTCGAAGTTACTGGTGCAGCCAATGTATCTGTTAGTGTTAACTCCGCACTATTGACTGTAGGTACTAGCTTCACTGCAAATACATCTGGAGCATACCCAGGATCAAATACAGTTGGAGCTGCTCTTGGATCCTCTACTCAGCGATGGATAGTTAATGCAAATACTATAAATGCATCTGGCTTAATTACAGGATCAGCTGGCGCCAATATTACTGGTCAATCCAATCTTGCTGATGTTACTATATCTGGAAATCTTACAGTATCTGGTACAACAACTTATATTAACACAACTACATTGAATGTTGGTGATAATATTGTTACTCTTAATGCAGATCTTGATGCGCTAGTAGCTCCAACAGAAAATGCTGGGTTAGAGGTTAATAGAGGAAGTGCTGCAAACGTCAGCTTCTTATGGAACGAGTCATCAGACTCATGGACACAAGGTAACACTAATATTACTGGATATGCTAATGCTACTGTTAGCTTGTCAGTTGGTACTTCATTCATAGCTAATACAACTGGTGCTTATCATACCGGTACAATTAACGCTGCAAGTTTTACAACTACCAACTTAAAAGCAAATAATACAGGACTAATCCCATTATCTAACACAGAAGGAATTGTACTTGGAAGTGCAACAAACAGATTTAATTTAACAGCCAACACTGGTAGTTTCAGTGGAACAGTAACCGGTACAGTTGCTAATATGTCAACCAGTGTCAACTCGGCATTGTTGACTGTTGGCACATCGTTTATTGCAAACACAAGCGGCGCTATTGTACCGTCTCATCTAATTGTATCTGGCGGCAATGCAACCGGTGAGGGTGGTCAGATTGTTCTTGGATATGGTAATAATCTTGCTTCATCTATTACCGGGCTAGCAAATAACACATTCAGCTTTGATATTGTTGGGGGCAATACTGCTTCTACTCCTATATTACGTGCTTATTTTCAAAATAATGACGGTACAACAACATACGCGTTCAGTGCTGCAAACACAGGTAGAGTGCATGTTGGTAGTTCTGCAGAGCAAACAGATTCGACATTTAAAGTAACTGGATCTGCAAATGTAACAACAACGCTGAATGTTATAACATCATTAACTGCAAATGCATTTACTGCAAATGCATCTGGTGCATATCATACTGGTACAATTAACGCTGCAAGTTTTACAACCACCAACTTAAAAGCAAATAATACAGGACTAATCCCATTATCTAACACAGAAGGAATTGTACTTGGAAGTGCAACAAACAGATTTAATTTAACAGCCAACACTGGTAACTTCTCTGGCTTGATAACTGGCACAGCCGGCACAACAATAACCGGCCAAGTTAATGCAAGCACTGGGTTTGGTTCAGGAACCATCGGAGCTGCATCGAATGGTTTGTTTGCCAATGCCACTTCAATTTCTGTTGGTAACACATCAGTCAATGTTGCTATAACACCAACAAGTATAGATTTGGGTACACAGTTTGATGCAAACACATCTGGGGTATATCATACTGGTACCATTAATGCAGCTAGTTTTACAACAACTAACTTTACTGCAAATAATACTGGTTCTTATCCGTTATCTAATACAGTTGGTAGTGAACTTGGGGCAGGTACAAAGAGATGGACGTTGAATGCAAGTAATGTTGCTTTAAATTTCCTATCCGCCAATGCCTCGCAAGGCACAGCTGGCGCCGTGTTGACTTCTGGTGGCACTTCTACAAATGCATACTGGGCAGATGCTGGTGTTACTATAACCGATGATGTTGCTACTGCGGCTGTAAGATATGTAACCTTTACAAGCTCATCTAGTGGCCAGTCTACTGGTTTGAATGTCAGTACAACAAAACTTACGTATAACCCATCTACAGGTGCTTTGACATCAACATCTCATGTCAGCTCATCTGATGAAAGATTAAAAGATGATATTGTTACAATTCCGAATGCTTTAGATAAAGTAAATAGATTAAGAGGTGTATCGTATACCCATAAGCAAACAAAAGGTAAATACATCGGTGTTATTGCGCAAGAAACCGAAGAAGTAATTCCGGAAGTAGTGGTCACAGATAGTGAAGGATGGAAATCTGTTTCATATGGTCACATTGTTGGTCTACTAATTGAAGCAATAAAAGAACAACAAATTCAGATAGACGCGTTGTCTAGCAAAATAAACAATAGTATAATTGAAGGAAAGTAAATGGGAACAACCGTAAGCTCTGGTGGTATTACATTTAATGATACAACAGTTTTAACAACAAATCCGATCCCGGCTGGTACTGTTATGCTGTTTGTGCAAACCGCAGCTCCGACAGGATGGACAAAGGATGTATCAACACACAATAATAAAGCTTTGCGTGTGGTTACAGGAACGGTTACTCCTGGTGGAACGGTGGCGTTTACAACAGCATTTGCTAGTAAGTCGGTAGCCGGCTCGGTTACTGTTGATAATACAACACTATCCACACCACAGATACCGGCGCACACCCACACGCTGGGTACGTTACTTGGTCCCGGAAAAGCTACCTCGGGATCCGCTAGCGGCGCCTCTGGCCCAACACCACAGTCATCTGGTCCTACCGGTGGTGGTGGGGCTCACAATCACACTGGAACTTTTTCAGGTACTGCTATTGACCTTGCTGTTCAGTATGTAGATGTTATCATTGCAACAAAGGATGCATATCCTGCTGTTTAATTATTTTATCATTTGGAGTTTATTATGAAGTTTGAACGCGGGGACTTTTGTCCTCTTTTGAAAAAGAAATGTATTGGTTTAGAATGTTCTTGGTTTATCCAAATCAGAGGATCTGATCCAAATACAGGAAAAGAGATAGATTCCTTTGAGTGTGCAATTGCATGGCTACCAACGTTAATGATTGAAAACAGTCAGCAACAACGACAAACAGGCGCGGCCGTTGAATCATTTAGAAATGAAATGGTAAAAGCTAATGAGTCCAATATCAATGTCTTAAAACAAACTGTTGTAAAAGACTATTTGAGGAATACACACGTTGTAGT